AAATTACGTTCAAAGCCTGGCTGAAGCAGGCAAAGGAGGCGAAATGATGGCTACAGCAATTATCCCATTTGTGTTTGCGGTTCTCGGAGCTCTTGCATATGCCTTGAGCGCAAATCCGAAGATTCAGGAGCTTGGCAGGCTGCTCTTTGCTGCTGGTGTTTTCGCGCTTGCATTTAACCTGGCTGGGTATAAGTTTTCGCTATGAGTGAACCAACGATTGATGCAATGCTTGCTTGGTTGGATAGCCGGAGTGCTCCGATTGGCTGCACTAACACGCAACTCAGTACCGCCATCCGCGCCATTCTCGAACAGCACCGCCTGTTGGACGGAATGGTTGATGACATTCTGAAGCACCCGCCTCACGATAACCTTACCGAAGCCCAATGGCGCATCCACGAAGTAACAATCCTTCGCGCATTCGTGGAGCGGGTAGAGAAGCGGATTGAAAAGATTCGGCCCTATCAGGAAGCAGATACCAGTAGGAACGCGATGAAGGCGGAACTCGCCTTGATGGAAGCTGAGGTGAAGGAATGAGCACACCAAAACAACATTGCGAGCGCAACATCATCCGCCGATTGAGACGCATCGAAAAGCTCCTCCGCCGCATTGACGACAAGACGTCGAGCGCCATTCCGCCAAGTGACGCACCTGATTGCGTTGACGCTGCCGGTATTACATTCATCACCGAGTGCGAAGGATGCGAGCTCACGCCGTATTACGACAGCGCAGGGTACCTCACCGTGGGAGTTGGTCATCTGCTCGACGGACCTGATGATCCGTACAATCGCACGATCACGCAGAACGAATCCGATATGCTGCTCGAGGGCGATCTGCTCGAAACGGAAGAGTGCATGGACGCTAACGTCAAAGTCCCAGTGAATCAGAATCAGTACAACGCAATGTGCTCGCTCACGTTCAACATTGGCACGGGTGCGTTCAGTGATAGCACGCTGTTGAGGCTGCTGAATGAGGGCGACACTATGGGCGCTGCGGATCAGTTCCTTGTGTGGAACAAGATCACGGTGGATGGCGAGAAGGTCGTGAGTGAGGGATTAGCGAATCGCCGTGAGAAGGAACGCGCGCTGTTCCTCGAGGAAGTATGAATCTGCCGCGAAGCGTACACACTGACACTCGCGTCGGTCACATCATCCAGACGCGCTATGCGAATCGCTTCTTTCGCTCGCGCACAGAGGCGCGGTGGGCTGTGATGTTCGAACACCTCGGAGTTCGTTGGGAGTATGAAATCGAAGGCTACGTGCTGCGCGACGGCACACGTTACCTTCCCGATTTCTACATCCACGAATGGGATGCCTGGTTCGAAGTGAAGCCAGTAACCGATCGCCAGTTTGCACACTCACACGTACACACGCTTTCGATGCTTCGCAGATTCACTCACGCGAAGAATGCGTATGTCGCGTTCGGTGCGCCTGATCTGATTCGAGGATCGTACATCGTCAATGATTGCTGCGTGTTTACGCACGTCGATGTTGACGGACCAACGCATCGCGTACCGGAGGATGGCGTAGCTTACGAAGCGTATCGAAGGGCGATGGAGGAGAGATTTAATGGCACATCCACCTGAAGTAAAAGCCGCAGTAATGGCAGCGCTTCTAATGGGACAGGGTGTCACTGCGGTTGCTCGTGAATACAAGCTCAGTCATCAACTCGTTTCGCAGTGGAGGGCGTCATTATCGCCTGAACAATTTGCTGAAATTTGCCTAAAAAGAGGCGCAACGATAGACAATTTGATTTTCGATTATCTTCAAACCAACCTGGAGGCGCTTCAGGCTCAAGCGCGAGTTGCTTCAACTGATGAGTACATCACAAAACAACCAGCGAACGAATTGGCGATTCTCCACGGAGTCCTGGCGGACAAGTGCATTCGGATTCTCGAAGCACACGAGAACGCCTTCGGCTCCGGCAATACACCTCCTTCCGCACCAAGTGCCGCCTGATGGTGACTGGACGCACTGGTTCCTCGTTGCGGGTCGCGGCGGTGGAAAGACATTTGCGAATGCGCACTACGTTGATCAATACGCGCGTGCGAATGCGAATGCACGCATTGCAATCATTGCGCCAACGCTTGGTGATGCGCGTAAGACTTGCGTTGAGGGAGTCACTGGGATTTTGTCATTCAATCGCAATGTGAAATTCAATCGAAGCTGGGGCGAACTGCACTGGCCCAATGGTGCGCAAGGCACATTGTTTGGCGCGCACACGCCCGATGATGCAGAACGATTGCGCGGGCCGCAGCATCACCTGGCATGGTTCGAAGAGATGGCTGCAGCGCGGCAGCTCGAGGATTCGTGGACGAATATGCGACTGGGCCTGCGGCTCGGTGATCATCCGCGCGTGATCGTATCAACGACGCCGAAGCCGCGACCGCTTCTGAAAGCACTGCTGGCTGATCCGCAAACAGTGGTAACGCGCGCAACTACGCAGGACAATCCCTTCTTGCACGTATCTGTGCGCGATGAACTCTATCGGCTGTACGAAGGAACGCGCATCGGCCGGCAGGAACTTGGCGCAGAGATTCTTGATGACAATCCCGACGCATTGTGGTCGCGAGATGAGCTCGAGGCAACGCGCGTTGTGCGACTACCGGAGCTTGTGCGCATAGTCGTGAGTGTTGATCCGAGTGTGACGAGCGGCGGGAATGAATGCGGAATTACAGTGCAGGGAATCAGCGAGGACGGCCACGGCTATATGCTCGATGATTTGTCAATGCAGGGATCGCCGCACGCATGGGCATCGCAGGCAGTGACGGCGTACCACAAGTGGAAAGCTGATCGCCTCGTTGCGGAAACGAATCAGGGTGGCGAAATGGTGCGGCAGACGATTGCTTCGATTGATTCGGGCGTTGCCTATCGCGGAGTTCATGCAAGCCGTGGTAAGTTTACGCGGGCTGAGCCGATCAGTTCATTCTACCAACAGGGCCGCATTCACCATGTCGGCTGCTTTCCTGAACTCGAAGATGAGATGTGCTCGTGGCAGCCAGGCGCGGAATCGCCAAACAGGCTTGATGCGCTGGTTCATGGATTCACGGATTTGATGATCGCGAAAAAGGTAATTGAAATTACGCTGGTGTGACTATGCCAAACTTAATCGAACGTGCTCGCGCTGCATTGAAGGCGTTTCGCTTTCCAGTCTATCCAACGAACGTGAGCTCATCATTCGGTGCGCAAGTGTTCTGGCCAGACTGGCCGTCGCAGATTCCTGCCGTGGGCCTCAGTGATGCGGACCTGACTGAAAGCTCGCTGATTATGGCGGCTGTCAACTGGGCCGGCACTCAATTTGCTGAACCGCCGCCGCGTGTGATTGAGAAGCGAGGCGATGAGTGGGTGCCAATCGATCATCCGCTGCCGCGCCTGGTTGAACGCCCAAACAAGTATTACTCCGGCGCAACGATGCTCAAGGGCTTTGCTTACTACTGGCTCGTGAATGGCAATGTCTACTGGTTCAAGGTACGCGATAAGGCGGGGCGCGTGACCGCGCTATGGTTGCTTGATTCAGAGCAGTGTGAGCCTGCCTGGCCGGATGATGGAAGTGAATTCATTTCGCATTATGAGATTCGAGTGGATGGCAAGCTCTCACGGCTCGAGGTGCGAGATGTGATTCATTTTCGGTATGGGATTGATCCGCGGAATCACAGGAAGGGACTTGCGCCATTGCGTGCGCTTGTCGAAGAGGTCATCGCTGATGAATCGGCAATCAGCTATTCGAAAGCGGCAATGGGCTCGCTTGGCGTGCCGCCATTCATTGTCTCACCAAAACCGAATGCGGATTCTGTTTACACGATCGATGCCGAGAAGGTAAAGGAAATGCTCATGTCGCGCACGGTTGGCGGTGAGCGTGGCAAGCCGATTGTGTTCTCAGCGCCAATGGATGTGGCGCAGCTTGGATTCAACCCATCGCAGATGTCACTCAAAGAAATTCATTCACTGCCTGAAGAGCGCGTTGCGGCTGTGCTTGGCATACCGGCGATTGTGCTTGGCTACGGTGCCGGCCTCGAGCATTCAACGTATGCGAATTACGAAAGCGCACTTAAGGCCGCGTGGAACGGCTTTGTCATTCCAACGATGAAGGTAATTGCAAGCGAGCTTGGGCATCAGCTATTGCCTGATTATTACAATCCGCGTGAGAAAGAACGCTGGGTTGAATTCGATACGTCGGAGGTGTGGGCGCTTCAGGAGGATGCGAAGGCAATTGCTGAAAGTGAGGTGCTCAAGTGGAATGCAGGACTGACGACGCGGAATGAGGCGAGAAGCGCGCTTGGGCTCGAGCCATTGGAGGATGGTGACAAGGTGAACGAGCTGCCAGTGCAGGCAGCGCCAATCGAGCAAAAGCAACTTAACCTAAGCGAGCCGGCACAGTACGAAGAGCTGCGCGACTGGTGGGAGAAATTTGGACCGAAGGAAGCGAGAGAGA